ACCGGCATGCAGGGGGCCTACATACCGTCTCCCGGCATGCCGCCTCCCGGCATGCAGGGGACCTACAGGCCGCCTCCCGGCATGCAGACCGGCATGCAGGGGGCCTACATGCCGAGAGGCGGACCGCAGGTGCCGTGGCAGGCTCGCATTGCCGCACTTAGAAACAATAGGCCTTGGTAAGGGGTAATCTATGTCGCTTGGACGCTACAAGACCGCCGGGGAAATTCTGGAACGAGTTGGCATAGAGGCTGGCATCGGGAGTATAGTAAACCCGTTTGCGTCGTCAAACACTGTTTGGCGGCGCCTTGTAGCGTACCTTGCATCAATTGGCGCGCGCCTAGCCGCCGAATACCCGTGGCCAAATCTTATTCAGGACGCCGTGTTTATAAAGGCCACTGGTGTGTGGACTGTGGTTCCTACGGGCTGGTCGCAAGTCGCGGCTCTTGACGAGTTTTATGTTCCTGCGGACTTTGATAGCATAGTGCGGGACGTTAACTGGGACGTTGATGGCCAGACGCCGCTTGGTGACTCGCTGAACCACGCACAGTACGTGTACCGTACTGTTCTTATTGGGATGACTGTTTGGGTCGAATATAGACAGGACACGAACAAGGTGTGGTTTATGCCAGTTCCATTCCCGGACACGACTATTCGCCTGTCATACAACAGCAGGGCATGGGTGCGGCCAGCCGCCGCTGGGCTCGGCAACGGCCAGTCCCTTGGGCCAACCGGCTGGGACACTCCCGAGGCCGTTGGGGATTGGGTTCTTTTTCCTCCAACGGTTATTGAAGCCGCCCTCCTATTGGAATGGAAAAAGAAGACAGGACAGAATACGGCGCAGGCCCAAAAGGACTTTGACGACATTATTAGCGTGTTCGTCAGCAAGACCCCGGCTAGGGTGCTTAGCCTTGATGGTCGCGGCCCGCGGCGCCCCATCAACGTGCCGGATACCGGGTACGGGAGCTAATGATGCTTCGTCGGCGCATGCACTTTGCCCAAGAGGAACAGCTAAAAACCACGCACGTTCCCGCCGCGGTTGCGGGCATGGACCTGATTTCCCCCGCGTCTATGCTGGGGCCTACCCACGCTATTTCGACTGTAAATCTTGTAAAAGGCCCTCGTGGGCTGTTGCCGCGCCCCGGCTATGAGGAACAGGCGACCAATGTCGGCACTACGGCCGAGGATGTACGGTCTATTCTGGCGCATCACGGGACGCTGGGGGGTCAAAATCGGCTGTTTGCGTGTGCACCAAACGGCATTTACGACGTTAGCGTACCGACGGCTGCGCCTACTCTGAAACTTACATTTGGCATAAATGACGGGAACTCCGGACGCGGTATCGGATGCGGATTTGTAACCGCCGCGGGCCATTTCTATCTGTACGCTGATGAGACCAACGGGTACCACATTTATACGGAATCTTCCGACACTTGGGCGGTTGGCTCCTTGACTGGACTGGCGCCCGGACAAGCACGATTCGTTACCACGTTTGGTAGCCGTGTCTGGTTTGTCGAGGCAGCCTCTTTGCGCGCATGGTATCTTGCGGCAGGCACGTTTTCCGGTGCCGCTACCTCTTTCGATTTGCAATCTATATTTAAAAACGGCGGTCAATTGGCTGGCATCTGGTCGTGGAGCCGAGACGGCGGGGCGGGAATGGATGACTATATTGTGTTTTTGACAACGCAAGGCGAGTTGGCCCTTTACCTTGGTACGAACCCGGCGACAGACTTCCGCCTCGTAGGTACTTTTAATCTGGGCGGTGTCCCTGTTGGACGGAGACTTGCATTTTCATACGGAAGCGACCTGTTATTTCTTACGACACAGGGGGTGTTGCCTATCTCTCACCTTGTGGGCACAGCCTCGCCGCTTGGGGAGACGCAATATGCTACTCGGCCGCTACAGCCGCTATTCGTTCAGACAATGGCCGAGCAAAGCTCACGTATTGGTTGGGAAATGAACCTGAATCCAAAAGGTGGATATCTGATTGTGAACACCCCGGGCGTGCCGGGGGACCTACAAGAGCAGTTTGCTATGTCTTACTCCAATAAAGGCTGGAGCCGTCTGCAAGGACTAGATATACTTTGTATGGGGGTATGGAACGGCAATCTTTACTTTGGAACACGTAATGGCCGAGTCTGTAAACAGGGCGGCTACGTAGACGACATGCGTCTTGCCGGTGATACATCCGCCATCAAGGCAATTAACTGCTTTTCTATTGGTGGGTTCAGCACTCTTGGCAGTATGCGATATAAGACAGTGCCATTTATTACGCCCCGCTTTATTACCCACGGGGTCTCGCCAAATCAGTCGGCCTTGGCCAGATTCGATTTTGACATTTCTGATGCCAGCGATTCGTCCGGGGCTGCAACTGGCTCCGGGTCGTTGTGGGATGCCGCCGTGTGGGATACGTCTTTGTGGGCTGGCACTTTTGCTACTTCAGAGGTCGTACAGGGGACAACCGGGCGCGGAATAAACGTTGCTATTGGTGTGACGTTTCAGGCGCAGGATTACGCGCTGCTGGTCGGGTATGACGTAATGTGGCTGGAAGAGGGGGTATTCTAATGCTTATTGTTAAGGCCTCCGTGCCACAGCACTATATATGGTTGGCCGTGCGTTCCGGCACAGAGCTTACAGAAGGTTTTCGGGCCATTGAGGTGTTGGACGACAGGCAAGAGTCCTGTCCGTATTGCCACATAGTCCATGGACGTATTAGAGCAATGACGGGTTACTCCTCATGGACACCAAACAGCGTGACAATGCACGTGGCTGGAGACGAGGAAGACACAAGCGACCGTGCGGAAGTGGGTGCCACGCTACTTGGACCGTCCTTTCAGTACCCGTTCGTTGAACAAAATCGCAAGTTGGCCCTAATTGGTGTCATAAGCAGTAACGCTAAGTCTCTCGCAATGTGTGCACGACTTGGGTTTGTTGAAACGCATCGTGTTCAACAGGGCTGGGACGATACAACTGATTTGGTGCTGTTTTCAATGCGGCGTGAAGACTGCCGCTGGCTGGACCGGAGGTAGTATATGGCAACGGGCGGAAGTGCAGGCAAGGGAGCCCCGGGCGTGCCGGACTACATGGGCGCGGCAACGCAAATGGGGCAGCAAAGCCTATATAACACGCAGTACCAGACGTACGCCAACAGGCCGGACATTACTACGCCGCAGGGGTCAATTACTTGGGAGGCGCCCGAATATACCTCTCCGGGGGGCACTGCTGCCCCCACTGGTACTGACCCTGATGGCGCCGTGCAACCAGTTCCCGGCCTGTTGGGTCCTTGGGGTCCCCCGCAACTATCAGATGACGCCGGAGCTACAGGCACGGGATACCCGGAGCCCGGTCGTTGGGGTGTGAATGTTGCGTTATCCCCAGAGGCACAGGCAGCGTACGACGCGCAGCAGCGGCTTGGCGCCGCTAGGTCCGGGCTAGGCGAAACGCTGTTTGGTCGGGCCCAAACGGAGCTTGGAGCCGCGCCGGATTGGGCGGGACTGCCCGGGGCCCCTGATGCTGCTGGAGCCCGGCAACAGGCTATTGACGCCACGTACGGACAGGCCCAGTCGCGTCTTAATCCGCAGTGGGACCAGCGCGGCGAGGCCTTGCGCACACAAATGCTGAACGAGGGTCTTAGCCCCGGCATGCAAGGGTACGACCAGCGCATGCAGGAATTTGAGCGTAGCCGCACGGATGCTTATGATACCGCGATGCGGTCATCCATCATGGCCGGGGAGCCGGTGGCGGCTGGAGAGTTTAGCCGCGGGCTTCAGGGGCGGCAACAGGGTGTTGCAGAAATGCTCCAGCGGCGGGGCGCAACGCTAAACGAGATTAATGCCCTTCTAGGTGGTACGCAAGTCGGTATGCCACAGTCGCCTAATTTTTCGCAAGCGAACATGGCACAAACGCCGGATTATCTCGGGGCCATGGGGAACCAGTACGGGGCCCAGCTAAACCAATATAATGCCCAGCAGGCACAACTACAGAGTCTAATGGGGGGTGCAGCATCCATCGCGCCGTACCTAATGATGCTGTAAGGAGCTATAATGGCACTCTACAACGATGCATTCTACCCTGACCCTAATAACCCGCAGCCTATGCTGGACCCGCGACAGGTGGCGGCTGCGCGTCGGGCCCGCATCCTTCGGCTACAGGCCGCTGGGGTGGTTGCCCCCGAGGATGACGTGTCGTTTGGTGCAGACGACGAAGCGGCGCCAGACGAGACGGGCCTTGATGTCTCGGACCCAAATGTTCCGGGCCCCAGTGGCCCAGTCGCGCCGCCAGACACCAATATGTTGGACGTACTGCGGGCCGGAACGCAGGACCCGACCAAAGCGGGCATGACGGCACGTGCTCAAGCGTTGATGGGTACCGAAATGCCGCAGGGCAGGCAGGTAGGGCCAGTTTACGTGGCGTCGTCTCCGTTAGAGATGGCATCAGCCAGCATTGGCCGTATGCTGGGCGCAAGACTGCAAAAGAAAGCAGCCATGCCGGGTGAGGATGTGCGGACCCGTGTAGCACAGGCAGCCCTCGGGCTCCCGGAGGACCAGCAGATTCAGGCCCTATTGCTCAGCAATGACCCCGGGTTACAGAGGGCCGGAGCGGCCCTCGCTCAGCGGCAGAGCGTGGCGGCTGGTCAGGCGCTCAGGGAAAAACTGGCTGCCCAGCGGGCGACGGCACAGGCCGCCAAAGATGAGGCTGTCCAGAAGGCCCTGACGGACCGTCAGATGGTCTCCATTAATGCGATGAACGAACGGGCCCGGCTGGGCCGCACAGCGGCGCAACGTAGGGCGGAGACCATGGCCGCTGGCGGCAAGCCGCCTACGGCCTCTGAGCAAATTGCACTCCAGCGTGTCGGTCAGAGCACAAATGCATTTGACTCCGCGTTTCTTGCGGGTTTCCCGTCTCCGGAGCCTATAAAGGGTACTGCGGAAAACGTTGGAGTTTTTGTTGCAGGACATGGTGCTCCGGGTCTCGTTCCAGAAGGCGTCGCGGCCCGGTCATCCGCATGGAGCGACGTTGCCGATGCAATCAAGCGTATTCGTACCGGCGCGAACATGCCTAATGCCGAGGACTGGAAGCTTAATTCTGAATTGATTCCACTTGGTGGGGAGCCTAAATGGTTGCATATAGATAAGACTCACCGTATGGTAAAACACCTTGAGTCTGGTCTTGACGGTGCCCGGACCCCAGAGGCCGACGCGGCGCGCGAACGGTTGGCCGAATTGGATGCGCAACTTCCGACCAACGAGGCCGAGTACGACCTGTTTAACGCTCAAGCCGCTAGGCTACGCGCGGCACGAACCGGCGGTGCCCCGCGACCCGGCTTCGGCGCGGCAGGCTTTGCCCCAGCACAGGCCCCCGCCGGGACTCTTGCTCCGGGGGAAACCACAGGACCAAAACAGATTAAGTCAATTGAGGAGTATAACACGCTCCCTGCCGGAACCAAGTACGTTGACCCTAATGGCGTTGTTCGGACTAAGAGGCAATAATGGCTACTCCATGGGAAAATGACCCAATTGAGGTTCCGTGGGAGAAGGACATGGCGGAGCCTCAGCCGCGGCCTGTTGGGGCGGTAGAAGCGGCGCTGCTTCAGTTGGAGGGCGCCGTACCATTCGGCCGCACCATCAACTCCACGTGGGCGCGCTTGCTCTCAAAGGAGGGTCGCCGCAAGCTGGCGGCCAAGGTCCTGACACCCGCCGGGCAGGAAGCGTGGCTTGGTCTCACGCCGGAACAGGGCGCCGCGCTGGAGCGACAGGCGGCTGCGGAGGGTGCGACGGCCGCTGCGGCAGTCAAGCAACGCCAAACACAGGCATGGAAGGACCAGCCTGTAGCCTCTGTCGTCGGCGCCGGGGCCGGGTACCTCGGCACTGGCGCGGTTGGGCGCGGTCTTGGTGCAGCCAGAGCGGCGGCTCCAATGATGGGACAGGCCCCCGCCGGCGCGGCTACCGCCCGCACGCTGTCCGACGTTGGGGGCCGGTACAATGCCCTTTACAGGGGCGCGGAAATGGTGGAGGACGGCCGACCGTTGCCAGAGGCGGTTAGCGAGACGGTTAAGGCGGGAGCCATTGGGGCAGCCGGTACTGCCGCGCTTGGTGCCGGGGCGATTGGGCTCGGGCGGGCAGGACAGGACGTGGCTGGCGCTATGGCCAACCGATATCTCAGGTTGGCGGGGCGTGGTTTTGGTCGGGCTATGCGCAATTCCAAGGTTGGTGACCTTGCTGTTGACCTTGGGCGGCCCGAGGAGCAGGCTACGCTTGATACGGGGCTTCGTTTGCCCGGCGCACAATTGCGAAAGGGCGTAGAGAGCATTTACAACGCCGCGCTTGCCAATAGAAAAGTTGTCGGACCGCCGGTGGAGGCTGTTACTACAGAGGCGACAAAGCGCGGCGCCAAGGTGGATATTCTTGACATTATTGACGACTTCACAAATAGGCTCCCGGACGTAATGACCAAGGACCCGGCAATCAAGCCCTACGTGACAAAGGCACAGGAATACCTGCTGAATGCGGCACTGGAGCGGTCCAGCGCCGGCACTTTGACGGCCACCGATGCACACAAACTGCGCCAGCAACTTGACCTTAATATCTTTGGCGTTGGCGATGACGCTCTTGGTAAAATGTCCGGCAAATTGCGCCCGCTTATTACTGATGCCCGTCGCGCCCTTGACGGCCGATTGAGCGCCGCCATTGGGGATAAAGGTCTACGGCCGCAGTGGGAGAGTGTAAATTCCGCCTATGCCCGTAATGAAAGCATTATTGACCTTTCAAAAGAAGGATTTAGAAACGTCAACCGCGGCGTATATGCCCCGGAGCCAAAACTACCGTTTCGGGCCCGCATGATTGGCATGAAGGTCCAGCCGGTGGCCTATATGCCACCACCTAAGACGCCGGGTCGCTATTTGACGGCTATGAACACTCGCGTTCGGCAAGGGCTGGGAGATGCCCTGCGCCGGGTGTCCAACATAGGGGTCCAGCCTGCTCCGGGCGGTGTGCCAGTGCGCCTACAGGGTGGCCTGCCGCAGACGCCACAGGGGGGCCCGCCGCAGGGTCCGGGACGCCTGCTGGCCGTCGGCCCGATACCGCCCGGAGAGTCGCCTACCTTCGCCATACCGGGGGCGGTGCAGGAGCCCGCGCCGGGGTTCACCCGCTGGACCCCTCCCACAGAGGGGCCAGCACTGACCATTTCCCCTTCAAGGGCGGTACCTCCACCTAGGCGTGGCGTAGAGGACATGCAGCGAGAGCTTTCACAGGCACAACGAGAGGCACTACTGCGGGCTGTGACTATAAGAGGCCAAGAGGTTCCGGCCCCTCCGGCCCCTCAGAGGGCGTCTGCCAACCCGGATATTCTGCGCCGGGCCGCGGAGCTTCGTGCAATGCTTCTAAGGGCAAAGAACGCAAAGAAGGGTGGTACATAATGGCACGCAACGTTAGTGGCACCTATTCGCTCCCGCTGCCAAATGTTGTTCCGGGAACTACAATTCAGGCGTCATGGGCGAATACGACTTTGAACGACCTCGGCCCAGAGGTGACGGACAGCCTGTCGCGGTCCGGTAAGGGCGCCATGCTGGCCCCGCTTTTGCTGACTTCCGGCGCAGTTGGCGCCCCGGGACTGGCGTTCTCCTTGGAGCCGACAACCGGATGGTACCGAGCCGGGGCTAATGATGCACGTTTTACCGTTGCCGGAACAGACCGGCTAAAAATGACGGCATCCACGCTGTTTATTTCCACATTAGCCGCGGCTGGTGCGGGAGTCGATTTTACTCTCAATACCATCAATACGCGGACCGCAGGCAGCTTGTTCAAGGTTCAGAATGCCACTGCCGATGTACTAAACATTGTGGCCCCGGGCCTTCTTGTTGGTACGTCCCAGCAGGCAGCGGCTGGTGCGGGAGTCGATTTTACTCTCAATACCATCAATACGCGGACCGCAGGCAGCTTGTTCAACGTACAGAATAACGGTACGAGTAGATTTAAGGTTGATACGGCCGGATTCGTCACGATGGGCGGTACGAATCTAACTTTCAACGGCGGACCCGTCACTCTAAGCAACGGACCATCTATCGTTGGCAATGCGGCGACCCTGTTTGATTTTGCTAACGTAGCTATCAGTAAGCTAAAAATTACCGGCGCCGGAGAGCTAACCGGGCTGGCAGGTTTGTCGATAGAGAGGTATTATGCCATGTGGCATGGGCGAAGGCAGTCTGCGAACGCCGTATGTTCGTCCACTACTGTGGCGGTAGACCTGCCGACAACCTCTTTTGAGGTCACGTCAGGTATAAATTACCGTGTGCGCTTTAATGGGTTGGTTTATGCCGCGGCCTCAACAACTGGGTTCGGCCTTGGCATTAGGAGTACCGGAGGGCCGTCTATGATAGGGTTTCATTCGGTCATGTCCGCGCGAAATGCAGCCGGTACTGTTGAATATATAAAAGCCGTGGCAATAACCGATACGCCAGCCCGTACTACTGGCACGTTTGGGACTACAGAGGCTACCGCGCAAATCGTCGAATTCTACGCGCAGTTTACCGCAAATACCGCAGGCACCGTTGTGCTATGCCTCTTGTCAGAAGTGGACGCGTCGGCAGTTACGGTTCTTGCGAATAGCTTTGTAGAGCTTATTGGTATCGCAAACATGTAAACAAGAAAAAGACCCCAGCCGGGGAGCGTTGCCCGGCTGGGGTCCGGCCCCGGCTTCTCGCGCCCGCACGCTGAAGCCGAGGTTGTCTTTTACTTAATCTCCACGAACGGCTCCGGTCCGTACCACACCCAACGCCCATTGGCGCCCGCTCCACCCTCCCGCTTCCGCAGGTCTGGGCCGAGTTTGTTGTGAGCCGCCCGCAGCGTCTTGGGGCCGAACCCGACGGCCTGTGCCTCCGCCAACACCTCCGCAGCGGGTACCGGGCCGTTGGCCAGCCGCGCCTCCAGCCACATGGCGGCTTGGTCGAGCTTCCCCCGGGGCTCCGGGTGCTCCTTCTTCATTACTATGTCGCCCGCGTCCATTTCAGACTCGCCTAACCAATTGACCACACCGATATCCGGGTCAGCCGCGCTCGGGTCCACGCGGAAGGAGAGCGAAGCGGGCGCTGGGCCCATCTGCGGCTTAGCCTGTGCTACCACGCGCTCACCCTCGTTCTCAGGGTGGTTCCCAACGAACAGGGCAGACCGTGCGGTAGCACCGATGCCGATTGACCCGGAAATGCGGTACAGGAGCGCGCCCGCGTCCGCCGTCTTATTAAGATGCACCACAACGACTACGGCCACCTTCAGTCGCATGGCCATTTCAACCAACGGCTGGAGCGCTTGTCGTACGTGCTGGTCCTTGTGTGAATCCAGCCGGACCGGCACGCAGGCGTTGAGGGGGTCCAGCACCACCATACTGACGTTGCCAACCTGCTTGATGTAGTCTTCCAGCAGGTGCACGTCGTCTGGCAGTTGTGGGGGACGGCCCCCGTGCAGAATATCCAGCACGACTACCTTGGATAGGTCTGCTCCGGCTGCTCCAGCTCTGGGGCGCAGGGTGTCCGCCTGCCCATCCTCCGCATTTAATAGGAGCACCCGGGCTGGCGGCCGGATAGTAGGGTCCCCGGGCAGCGGGACGCCGCGCGACAGGCGGGCCGCAAGGTCTAGGGTCATGATAGACTTGCCGAGGCCCGGGTCCCCGGCCACTAGGGTTAAGTGCCCAAGGGCAATATACCCCTTCCACAGCCAGTCGATTTTCTCCGGCTTCACTTCGGCCAACGGTATCAGCTTCAGGCCGCCGCCATCAAGACCACGGATAGTTGCCGCCCCTGTCAAGATGGCGAAGTCGTCCGCGGCCGTTGGGCGGTTACCGGCCTCCCAGCCCGCATCCTGCGCCATCTGAAGCAAGGTGCCAAGGCCGACACCACCCTTTTGGAAGCTGCGCCATTTCTCTTCCGGCTCGCCCGGGTGGTACTTCTCGCCGTCTCGACACCATGCAAGCCACACCTGACGCCCGGCGGCCCCCAGCCCGGCCCGCAGAGCCATGCCAACCCTAAGCCAATCGACATACGGCATGTCCGGGTCAAGGTGGGATAGGGCGGAAATTATCTCTTCGGCGCGCTCCGGCTCCGGCGCTTCAATAGGCGTTTCTTCCGGGCCACTGTGCCCAAGGGCCTCAGCAACCCTATTAACGCGTGATTGGATGGCGCCGAGTTGAGCCGCGCTAATACGTAAACCGGTAACGGTTGAGTACCGCCCTGAAGAATATGCTTCAAGTCCTGCGCCTTCCACCTTGATAGAGTGTTTAGCAACCAGCGGAAGGACGGCCAACCCGAAGACGTGTATACCCGTCCCACTGGGACTTATTTCTGCATAGGTTTCTCCGGATGCTCCAGCCATGAGCGACTGAAGCTCTACCGGGCCGGTCCATTTGCCATCAGCTATTACGTGGTCAAGGTCAATAAACGTCATACCCTCAGACCCGTCGAAAACGAAGCCAACCCCGGCCAACGGGTCTGCTAGCGTTTGCTCATAAAACCGTTTTGCCTCTTCAAACGAGCCCCATGTGGAAGAGTCATTGACCTTGGCCGCTAGCCCAGTAACGATGGATATAGGCTTTTTATTGCGGTGCCCAACCCAGTGTGGCACAGCGCGCATCCCGAACGGGATGTTTTTATGCCATTCTGTAACCGGTAGCTTCTTGATGGGCATTGCGGGATGCCCTCCTCTCACCTACAGGTGCAGCGGTTCGTACCCATCCTTGCGATTATGGAGCACTGCGACCGTTTCCGCGCCTATGGTGCCGTACTGGAATACGTCACGCCATGGCTTTGGCAATAGCCGTGCCACGATAGGGTGACCAAGCATGGCCGCGCCAATTAACGTATTGACGCGAGCCCTAGACGGGCGCGCACCCAAAACAGGGTTCAATTCCTCAACCCCATCGGCCCGAAAATCCCGGGTCTGATGCCAATCCATCCCAATTAACCCAAGGGTAGCTAGCTCGCGCAGGGTATCGCCGGTCGTCCAATGCCAGCGGTTGGCCTTTGGCTCCTTTGGTGGGGGCTGAAGGATGAGGGTGCGAAGGGCGCTATTTGGGTCCTTCGCAGGGTCCGGTACGGTCAGGTCTATAGGTTGTGACATAAGTAGCCCCAGTATTAGTGCGCTAATCATTTACTGTACGTCGTCCGCAAGCGTGACCTTCGGCGCGTTGGGGAGCTTGGCCAAATCGGCCGCATCCTGCGCAGCGGTTTGGGCCGCCATTCCCTCAAGTAGCTCCTTGACCACGCGGTACGGCATTTCGTGAAGGGCAGCGGACAGGATTCGCAAGTCGCTCATGCTGAACACAATACTATAAGTCTTTTCCATATTTAATTCCTCTCTCGTAGTAGGCCAATAACATAGACGCCAATAATCAGAATGACGAAACCAAGTGCTGTCAACACTTACACCTCCTTGTAGAGGGCGTCAACGGCCACCCACGGCCCCGCTGGCGCCTTCACCTTGGCGCGGCATTGAATCGGCCAATAGCAGGTGATGCCGCGCTCCGGGTGAGTGAACCAGAAGGCTTGCATCGGTGACTGGTACTGGAACCCGTTTTGGTAGGCGAATTCGTCGTAGCCCTTTAAAGAGCCGTTGACAATGATACCGGGTAGGGGCATGAATTGATGAAAGTGACCAATAAGGAGGGTGTCGTAGTCTCGATTAATCTGACTGTTACGAGCCCGATACTTCTTATCCCCACGTATAATTGGCCCAATAGCCCCGATGATGCCGTCACCCCCTCTGAAGTTATACCCATGTGTAAGAAGGTAACGGTGGTTATACACCTTATACCGTATATCTGACCCACGGGAGATTGCGAAAGAAATCCGCTTGTCGTGCGCAAGACGGTCCTCCAGCTTGTCATAAAACAGAGTGTCTAGATTCGTGGCCGCGGTATTCTTCGTCGGCATGCGCTTGGTCAGGCGCCCGTGATTTCCCGGCACCGCCGGAATAAATACGTGCCCAAAAGCGTCGGCCAACTTGGAAATTCCTGCAACCATGTACCCGGCCAAATCTCGGATTGAGTCTCGAACAAGAAGCTCATTTGGCTCTTCCGACGTGTGCTGGACCCCCAGCAGATAATCAATAAAGTCCCCGCCCAGCGGCACCACAATGCCGGGGTACTCTGGACGCACCATATGATGCAGAGCAAGGTCAATTGCGCCGTTGAACGTGCGCACCGCACTGGCCCGAGCGATAGGCAAGTCGAAGCTATTAACGCCGCCAACTTCGGTCGCGCGAACCCGCTCCGCCCAATGCCAGTCGGACAGCAGCAGCGTCGGAACGCCGGGACCTCCCTTCGGCGCCCCACCTTCCTCCAGCCACTTTTGCATGGGCGCGTCCACAATCTCTTGCGCCAGCGCGGCCTCTGTCTTGGCCTTATGCTGGAAGGCCAACAGTTCCCGTCGGGCATTTTCCAGTTCCCGGAGAGTCCTGTGATGAATTTGAGTAAGCTCCTTGTAGCCGTCATTTCCGCTGGCCAACCGCCTTATAGCGCGCTGGCGCAGCATATCTGCCTCTCGCTTCTTATCCATGTCACGGGCCATAGTGTCTCCTTTACTTCTTGTTTGGCGTCATACCAAATCATATGCGGTCAGAGACCGCATAACTTCACGTTGCGTGTCTAGCTTCCTTAGCAAGACCTCTGCTACCCGGTCATCCATGGGTCCGCACATGAGCCAGTGAGACTCTACCCGTTCAGCCGCTTGCCCGGGTCGCGCCACTCGGCCGTTGCCTTGGTGCATGACCTCCGCGCTCCACGGGAGGGTGTACCATACCACATGATGCCCCCCTCCTTGCAAGTTGAGCCCGGCGCCGCCGGTCTTGGGTTGCGCCAGCAATACCTCCAGCCGCCCCTCGTTCCACTCTCGGACCGCCCCGGGCATGTCCGTGTACGTCATCAAGTCCCGCCACGCCCGGCCCGCCAGCCGCTTCTTGATGGCTAGTGCCTCATGGTGGTACCAATAGTAGACGATGGCGGGCTGGCCTTGTAGCTGGTCTAGCAGCGCGTCCAGCGCGTCAAGCTTGGCCGTGTGGACAATCTCCCAAGCCTCGGCGTCTCCGGCCGCCCCGGTGTAGACGACCCCTCCGGCGATTTGTCTACGCTTCTGGGCCACCGTGCTGGCCTCTAGGGCCTCTAGCTCAGCCCCAGAGGGCAGGACGGCCCACAACTGGCCTACAAGGTCAGTTTCTAGCCGCAGGACTGCCCCCGGCATGGGTACCCGAATGGGGTTGATGTGGACCGGCGGGATACCAAGCACCTTCGGGGGAGTCGAAGACTGGTAGACGTACGGGGCGATACGCCGTCGCAGGTCCGCCAACTGGGCCCGATGGCACGCACAGTCGAGGTAGGGTCTGGAGCCGTGCCGCGGCACGCATCCATCCCTGTCGGACCTACACTCTGAGCAACACTTAAGCCGCCACACACGGCCCCAGTAGTCTATTGATTCAAAATACTGGTCTCTGTAGCTAGTAAACGTAGGCCCCAGTGGAGCTTTCCCGGCCACGATGAACATTTCCGCCCATAAGTCGAGTAGGTGGTTGCCTACAGGTGTGGCGGTCAGCCCCAGCGCTGGCACGTCCACCCGGGCGCGCATTCGGCGGAAGCGCTTCGACCCCGGAGTCTTCATGCGCTGTACCTCGTCAAATACGACGGACTTGAAGAGACGAGAAAGCTTATTTGTGCCTAAGAGGGAATTGAGCCAAATCAGGCTATCATAGCTCAAGGTAAATATTTGACTATCTGTCTTCAACCGGCGTAGCCGCTCCTTTGCCGTGCCCCGCACTGGGGTCACCACAAGGTCGGACAAATGCTCCCACTGCTGGGCCTCCTCACCCCAAATATCCGTCTCGACCACGGCGGCCGGGGCAACAACCAGTGCCGGAAATATGCCAAGGTCGGACAGGGCCGTTTCTGCAATGGCTGTCTTACCGTACCCCACGTCCATCAACGCGACTAGGGGCAGGCATTTGGCCCGCTCAATTGCGGCCACTTGTGAGGGCCATAGTGCGGAACGAGGGCGCACTACTGCTTCGCAAAATGCGGCGGGTAAGGGACCACAATATCGTAATTCTCCGGAAGACTAATATGCATAGTGTCACACAGGGAGCACACGCCCACGGCATGAACCGCCAACTGGCCCTGATTACGCAAGGTGGCGCGTGCGTCCCAATACTCTTCACACGTCATGACACATGATGCTACCGAGCGGTCCGCGGTGGGCCCCTGCGCGCCGCGCGCTAGCGGGGCCCCTGCGGCCTCTAGCTCCACCTGAAGCTGTGCCAGTGCCCGCCATGCCACCTTGGCCGAGTGCAGCAGCCCATCCTTGTCCACGCCACCGTGGTCAAGCTGATGCCGCTGGAGCGCGTCCGCGTGGTCGTTGCTCTTACCCCGGGCCCAGTACAGAGGTTTCCCGGGATTGTGTTGGTCGTTGCCAACCTTGGATACCTTGGCAACCTCAATCAGTGCCGCAGGGAAATAGTCCAGCACACCCGACTGGAGCGGCAGGGCCTTGCGCTCCGTGGCATCTTCCGGCAGCGTCTTCTTAGCGGTCATAGGTAGTCTCGGTAGGCCGGGCAAAGGCCCCGTCGGTCCATGTCAGAAACCGAATCGCGGCCTCCACCGTGTCGAACATTTGCACGCGGGGATGGAAATAGAAAATCGGGAAGCGTTGACCGTCCGGGCGCCCGCCAACCACGCAGACCACCTTGCCCATCCCGAGTGCAATGCCAAGCTCAATAAACCCGCCTTGACAATTGGAGTCGTGCAGGAAAATAATGGCGTCAGCGCTTAACACCCCAACATAGTCCTCCTCGGCCTCATAGCGCATTTTGTCAACCAGCGCAGTATTCACGTACCCCTGCACCGAGTGTGGCGTCCAGTCGTAGGAGACTTCATGCCCCACGTCACGCAACCGCCTGTGGACCTGCCGTACGGCGTCCTTATTCTCAAACTTCGCTCCGACATAGATTCTCATAATTAGTCCTTGGTTACGTGGTACGCCTGTATTACCTCGTCCAGCGACACTGCCAACACCACTGTTTCCCCCATCTTTTCCAGTCTTGGTATGACCAGCCGTTGTGCCCGTGTCAAACGTCCACACGGCCGCTTGAACTCAACCCAAAAATGCAGGTCGTGCCCCAGTAGCACCAACCGGTCCGGCCAACCGTTACTGCCCATCTTAAGCGCCACGCACCCATGGTCAGCCAGCCACTTAACCGCTTTGCGCTCCAGTGCTAATTCCAGCGGGCTGTCTGTGCCATGGTCGGCCAGCCACTCAACCGCTTTGCGCTCCATTGCTAATTCCAGCGGGCTGTCTGTGCGCTTTGCCATTACAGGCTCCTAGCGAATGCCAGATTGGCCACCGCAATTGCGAGGTAGCCAATACCGAGGGTCACCCGGCCAGTACGGGCCACTGCCCACCCGGCCACCATGAACCCGACCGCGCCGACGATAAGGGCACCCTTCGCAACAATAATCATTTGTGATACCTCCAACTTTGGAACGCATCAACAGACAGGGGGATGCCTGCATGCCATTCTGGCGGCTCCTTCATGATTCGCTCGAATTCGGACAACGCATCCTTTTGGCCGTCGTCATGTGCCACGTTCTCGTCATGCACTGTCCACGCCATCCTAAACCCGGCACGCTTTAGCTCCAGCATCGAATGCGCCAGCAGGTCCCGGGCGTCCGCTTGGTCCACGTTCTCCGTCAGGAACCCGCCGTAGGACTCAATGCGCCCCCATTTGTGCGTCCAGCGGTTGCGCCCATCGTAGCTGATGCGCGGAGGTTCGTCTCCCTCTTCGCCACGGTCTACCCGGGGATTAAAGTAGTAAACAGCCCGTCCCGATGGTAGCTCAATGTAAGCGAAATGGCGCCCGCCGATATCCCGCACGCCCATTTTGACGGGACCAACGGCAATTCTGTTTGCCCGAGTCTCGACGGCCCGTACCATGCCGCGCTCCAAAAGATACCAAAGCGCCGGAACACGAACAAACCGCTTGCGGTAGGAATAGACTGCCTTTTTCGCCGTATCCTCGTCCAGTAGTACGTCATAATCCTTTTCCGCTTGTTCTCTAAACGTATTTGCGCCCATGCCGTAGCCACACCCCAGAATTGCCATCTTGCCTAATTGTCGTTTAGGCACCTTCAACACAGAGTCATAGTCGGCCTTTGTCACGGGCCGCCCATAGATGGTGGACGCCATGTCACAATAAATGTCAACCCCGTTTGCAAAGTCCTGTAGGAGCTTTTTGTCCCCGGCCAGCCATGCGAGGTTACGCGCCTCAATCTGGCCCAAGTCCCCAATAAGCCACGGGCCCGTCATGAGCCCCTTGAGCATGTCCGACAGGGTGTGCAGCACGTCGTCGTACAGCAGGTGCAACACGCCGCGCTCCAGTGCATCATACGCTTCCGCCTGTGCAGACCCGAGCCCGCGGGGGAAGTTGTGTAGCTGGACTCCGCTTCCGGCCCAACGCAAAGTGCGCTCCGCCCCGCCGTAAATCATGGCGCCCCGGAGCCTCCCATCCACACACAATTGCGCCCGCATTCTCGGAAGTTTACGGAGCGATGTGCGTGCCAGCATTTGCCGGACCCTTAGCGCCTCTCGAACCAGCGGGGGAAGGTCACGGCGCCGGAGCGCTTGTCGCACTGCCAACTTCGCCAAAGATTCCAGCCCGACCGCTTTAGCCGCACCCTTGGAGCCCGGCTTTACCCCCGTCAGGCGCATCCACTCGACGGTCAGATTGGCCGATTCCTCCGCTGCCGCACGTTCCATCCACCCTACGGCCTCAACGTCGAGCCGAATACCGGCCTCGTTCATTTCGACCGTTAGTTCCCACAGCTTTTGCTCCCGCTCGGACAGGGCTGGCAATAGCTGATGTAGCTCGCGCTCCGCCTCCACGTCCCCGATGTTGTAGTCCTCGAATTCGGAGAAGTCCTCTGGCGCCGTATCCGGCGTCCAAAACCGGTCCTGATTGGCCTTGGACGCCCGACGCGGCTTGGACAGCTTGTTTATAAGCCGGTGCCCGGCCTCCGCTTTCTTAAGGTGCTCCAACTGCAAGACGGTACCGGCCGTCTCAAGCTTGCGTGGCAAGCTCATATTTGCGCACTGTGCGGCGGTACATCGAAACCGACTAGGCGGCAATCGTAGCTGGAACTTTTGTGCAAGAATTTCCCGCTCAAATTCCGCGTTATGAGCGACAACTAATACCCCCGGGTCTTTTAGCAGGTTTAGAAACTGAGATGACTCTCCCTGTCGCCAGAGGTTAACTGGGCCACTATTCACCGCCCAACCGGCGCAAATAGGCTCCGTTGACGGGTCCTCTGCATAGCGGTAGGCCCCGACTCGGCGCAGGTTCACCGCGCTACGGGTCTCGAAGTCTAGATAGAAATAGCTAGTCATTACTGTCCCAGTCACAATCCTCGATTGGGTCGGGTTCCGGGTCAATCCCAGTACCGCGGCAGTGCGAGCAACAGGTAGGGCCCCGGTACGGACTGAGCTTCACCTCGGGGTCATAGTCATTCAGGGACACATTAGGAAAAACGTGAATCACATTTGGCGTCCCGTTGCACGCACTGCACTTGGCCATAGCCGCCTCTAGACGAGACCCGAGAAGGGGCCATCTGCGACCGGCTCGCTACCCTCAACTTCCAAGAATTCCTCGTCCGCCGTCTTGCGTCCGTCCAGTCGGGGGCCGCGCGCCACGACCTGAACGTTATTCAGGCCGATTCCAACGCCCGGCTTGTAGGTGGTACCTTCCCCGCCAAACGGGTACAGCCGAACGCTCACGTTGAACGTGCAGCCACTATATGCGCCATCATCGTCGAGCACCATCTGCTTTCGGCCATCCACAATCTGCGGAGGCCTGTGCCGCGGGTCGGCGTTTGTCTGGACCTTGATGAACCACTTGCCGTGGAACTCCGGCGGCAGGGGGCCACCCTCCAGCGCCGTACCGTCGCCGTCGCGCAGGAGCGGGTAAACCATTCCCTTGATAATGGCTGCGCCCTTGCCGGGCCACTTGGCATCTGCCACCCGAACCGCAGCGGACATAAAGTCCTTCAGGACCGTTGGAGCCGTCCGCTTGTCGTACAGCAGGGTAATCTGGTACTTCGGCTTCTTGGGCTTTTCCCCCAGCTTGGCCGGAGGTGGCTCCCTCGGAGTAAACAGGTTCACGTAGACGCCAACCGCAGTTGGCATATTCAGATTTTCTGCCACCTTTGCCATTCTTTTAAACCTCCTTGTGCGTTGAACTAGACCAGAGACTTGGCCGCGCGCTTTGCCCCCGTGGTGCCCGCGGCCTTGCGGCACTTCGGGCACTCCGTAAACGGCCGCCCACGCTTGCCGGACCCGGGGTACTCATGTCCGCACGTACCGTGGTGAATCGTGCTGCCCTTCTCATCAACCGTCGTCTTGAACTTGAATGCCATGACTACTCCTTTTCACTGTTTATATCCGCTACAACCCCAAAGTCAGCCGAAATGGCTGGCCTCGGGTCTAAGTCCGGCACCAAAACCGGGCTCCCTTCGGGCTTGCAGGTATACTCGGATAATCCGCCCGGTTTCATCTTCAGTACCTTTTCCACCTGTGCGGGTGACTTTAGCTCCGGTACTGTATACAACAACTTTGAGTCAATGTCAAGTAGGGGCACCGCCTTTATTAGTTCCTGCTCCGCCCCGTCGCGCCACTGCCGGTGAGTGTTTGGCATCGCCCGCTTCCAGCCCGGAAGGTCACGTCCCACGGCCAGCATTTGAAGTGCGTATTCCTCTACAGCCGCTACCGCCTGTCGAATAGCTTTGGCCTTGAAAAGAATCTCGCTCAACTGCGCGGGCGTAAGACGCTCTGGGATAATGGAAAACTCATTACGCGCAATCGCCAACGTGAGCTTTTGATTCTCAGGGCACACCGCCGCCGCAGGGCACCAATGGCATGCCCCGGCGCTGGCACGCAGCGGCGCGTCCGGGTCTTGCGTTGCCTTGACTGCCGCTATAAGCCTGTCCGAGAAACTATCTAGCTCCGCCCGTGTCACAATCTCTTCTTTCGGCCGACCACACCGGGGCTGGAGGATTACGACGCGCATGGTGCGCAGGTCGGCACGCTGAAGCCGGGCACCAAGCAGGTAGGATAATAGCTGTGGATTATCCTTTGCCTCAACCTCATTAAAACCAAACTTGGCGTCCACTACCACCAATTCGTACGGGCTGCTGATTATAACGTCGGCCGTTCCCCACACGTCTTGTCCATAAATTTGGACCAAGACCTCGCTTTGGGCGTTTGCGTTTATGTCGGAGCGTAAATAGTCCCAGACCCATTCGGCCACTTCGCCTACATGTTCCCGCATTTCAAACGTAATAGGAACCGTTACCGCTTCGTCTACTAAATACTGTGAGTGGCCGGGGCGCCCCTCCAATAGGTCGTGCAGTAGCATATGGCAGGCCGTGCCACTTCGCGCGGCGTCACCGGCCTCGTCCGGCAAGCCCTCCGCCATCCGGACGGACCCCGGACACTCCATCCATGTGCGCGCCTTGGATGGAGACAGCTTGGCGTGTCCGGGGCCCGTCCGGAATGGCGGAGGGCTTGCCATTACTCTCTCCTGCCGCCGGTAGCCGCTTCGATAGCCGTCAGGAACCGGCCAAACGCGGCCTTATCTGTAACTGGAATCTTCGACAGGCGGTCCACGGACAGGGCGCTCTTGAGCACCCCAAGAACCTTCTCCGGGCCAATGCCCTTCGGCGGGTCTTGTGCGGCGCTCATGAGTGCCGCTCGGGCCTCCTCGAAGGTGGCCAGTCGCTCCGGAGTGGTCTCGCCCAACAGGTCCGCCACAGGGTCCGGGGCCGCAGCCCCAACGGCCGCGTGCAGCTTGGCGGTCTCTTCCTTCAGGGTTCCAACGGGTTCCTTGACACTCGGGGGCTCATATGTTGGGACAGGTCCGCTAGGCGGGTTAAGCGTACCCGCGGCACTCTCCTTCTCCGGAGAAGTGCTCTCCGCGATATGCCCAGTAGGACGTGTAGTAGTAGTAGTATCCCCCTTCGTCCACCGTTCAACCGCAATGGCAATTCGCTCCAACGCAATTGCCGCTCTGTCCTCCGCCGATACGTCACTCTTTGTATGGCCTGCCATGGTTTTCTACCTCCACGTTAAGTAACCCGTTCAGTCGATTTAACTGCACCTCTAACACTCCGGCTTTTCCGTGTAACACAGCCGCTAGCACCCAAGCGTGGCCTAGCCGCTCTAAGACCGCCCGGCAGCGCCAACGCCAGTACCTCCTAGCCCAGCCACGTACCCGCGTCGTGGACCTTTGGCCCCCTGTCCTGCGACCGGCGAATACGCCAACTAATATACATGTCCACCAATAGGACGGCGCCCACAACGGCTAGAAAGTAAAGCGCGCTCATGGTTCCTCCAATAACTCGTCGCATGCCTCGTAAAGACTTTCTCGTATACGCTCCGTTGGGATGGTGGTCGCGGCAGTGGCCCCGTAAATTTCGAGGTAGCGCGCTCTAAGCTCGGGCTCCGGGGCAAACTCCAATTCTTGCCGGATTACCTTGACGCGCTTTCGGGCGGGCCCGTCCATCACTTGCGCTCCTCTGTTTAAAAAGTGCCCGGGGACTTATCGCGCCGGGCGCCGCGCGGTAGGTTCCGCCTACCGTCGGCCGGTCGTACATCATGCCCACGTCCAGCCCGGGACTCCGGCCGGGAGGACGCGCGGTAGGTTCCGCCTACCGTCGGCCGGTCGTACATCATGCCCGCGTCCAGCGCGGGCCTCCGGCCGGGAGGAGAATTATGCATTGCGGCTACGCGGGCAGCTTGGCCAGCATGGCGTGGTCCGCCGCCGTGCCCTCGGCGGCCAGAATGGACCGGGCGTCCCGCGCCCCCGGGTTGCGCTTCAGGTGGCGCCGAATGCGGCGCAACCGATTCGTGGCCCAGCGCTTTTCAGACGTGTATCGCATGGCACTGGCATGGCGCTTGCGCTCGCGGTCGTACTTCCTCATCCCGCCAGACTTCTTGCCACCAGACTTCTTGCCCTTCTTGATACCCGCGGACGCCAAAACGCTCTCTACCTGACTGCGGACGGACTTGCTCATAATGCCCTCTGTTTACCAGCTAAGAACGGCAAACCCAAGTCGCTGGGCCATGTTGATGGCCCCGCCCGAGCCGTTGAAAATGAGGGCCTTGCTGGGCTTTTTCGACAGGCCCCCGTGCCCCGTGACGTAACCGCCCTTCTGGCCATTCCCGGGAGACCTCCAGAGGCGGCACGCACCCGCATGGCCACTCAAAAACTCCAACGAACCCTTCTTATCCCCGTGGTATGCCTTCATGGTGGTCTCCTTATCACATTTCTGAGTCACTTGTCAAGAGGCCCGAGAGCAACTGGGCCTCGCGGTGCAGTTCCGACAGGTCCCTATCGTCCTTTTGAAGTAGCAAGTCCGACAGGACGTAATACCAGAGGGCGCCCAGTGCAAGAAAATCCTCAAAATCGGCCTCCTCATCGCTTGGTTGTGGGAGCGCGTCCTCCAACCTGTCGAGCGTGGCTTGTACCCGGTCCGCCCCGCTACCTAATATCCTCCGCCCTTCTACTGTCAAATGTAGTGCCATTGCGTACTACTCCTTGTCTGGTCGTCTATAAGCGCGCCAATAGCTATTGATAGCGTCAGAGCAAACCGCCCGAGCAGCATCCAAGGGCGCGCGTAGCTGAGTAATCTCTTCCTCATGCCGCAGTTGTTCGTCCATCTGGTCCGCACCGGCGCGCAACATGTTATTGTGAACGGTGCATTCTTCATGTGAAGCCGCCGCATATATGTCTTCCTCTTCCTCCAATCGGATTTCCGCCTCGCGTACCTGATGGAGTGCACATTTCAGTGCGTCTTTATATGTGTTAGTCATGGTTACCCCTCCTTTGGGTAATATACGTCAATAACGTCTTGACGGAACGCCCCCAGTTCCTTCTTTTCAACCTTGTGCACCGCGTCACCTAGGCCAAGGGTATACGTTTCTGCCCACTGCCGCGCATCCACTTCCCACGGTCTAAGTGTATACGTGTAGGTATAAAAAGCTAGTTCTGGCGTAACGTCGGGGTTTGTAAACCAAAGGAATGCCGACCAAGTGTGCCAGCGGGCGGCTATATACATCGTCGGGTCTTTGGCGTCTACAATCGACTCGAATAGCCCGGTCTCCCACTGGAATACGTGGCGCATTTCATGTGCCACCGTGCGCGCACGGACAATATCCGCTTCCTCCGCCTGTGGGCCAAGTTCAATTATGTATTTGGTACACTTGTGGTCGGGCCACGCACGGGCATAATATAAAGGGTGCTCATCCATTGGGCGAAGCACGACCCGGCAAAATAGTCCCAGTGCTCTGGCCGTTGCCCAAGCCACCCGTTCCGCCTGTTTACTGACACCCTCATTTACTATTGTCAGCGGCATTGTATCCATCCTGTTTAGTGCCCAGTAGGGCCGTGAATGTGACTTGCGCCCGGATCGGTAAGCTACCGGTCCGGGCCGCACCACTAGCGCCCTGCCATGAGCGCGCCAGCGGCGCGCTCAAGCTCTACACGGTCATTCTGGTAGGGGACGCCGCGCGCATAGGCCGACACCCCAACCGCCGCATCCCAAAGCGTCTCAATAGGTCGGTGCTCCTCTAATGCGTGCGCCGTGAGGATGGCGCCAGTCTGCGACTTCGTGAAGCGGGTTTCGAGCACCTTACGAACCGCGTCGGGCGTCCCGTCGCCAATTCGGGTATTCCGGGCAGACTCCAGCGCCTTTACCACGCTGGCGTCACTGGACGCCGCGTAGCGCTCCAGTGCTGGGGCGACCTCCCCAATCCACCTGTCCGGCGCACCCGAAGTATGGCGAATCCGGATTTCCCGGTACTCATCCGCGCCCCAAACAATTCGGTTTTGACAGACGAAATCAAACAAGAAGGTGGCAACCCCGAACGTGGCGCTCCCCACCTCGGAATTCCACACAAAGAACCCTCTGGCCAGACTCCCGGGTTCCCCGTCCCGCCGATTGGGCACTTCAATGCGTCGCTCCTCATCCGCGAGGAAAAGGAACATGTCCCGGTCGCCAGCGTAAAGCGTCGTGTTTTCTTTTGTCACCTCGGCCAGCGCCGTGCCCCTGATGCCGGGCACCCGGAAATGCCCCGTCACGCCGTCCCCGAACCTCTGGCACATGGCGGTCACAACATCCGCGTTCCAAACACGGCCGTACTGCGGGCCAGTGGCGGCCGCAAGCGTCGGGATGTCAGCCGAACCCCCCACACGGTTGCGCAACAGGATGCCTAGCTCCTCAACCGGGCGCTGGGCCAGCCCCACATTGACGCAATCCGCCACGAGAGGGGCTGGAAGCGTACGCAAGTATCCTGCCGGGGCTCCGGCCCGCTGGGCCAACTGCCCAAAGGCGTAATGGCTCACGTCCGCCGGGCTCCCGTCCGGCCCAATGACTACAAGCCCCCGCGCGTCATCCTCCCGGACGGGTTCCGCGTGCAGTGCTCGGGTAGGGAGCACGACCGCCTTGCTGTGGCGTCGAAGGTCGGCCAGCACCTCGGCCATGGTGGTCAAGGAAGTAAACCGTTCGTCATCCGGCCGGTCCGCCCACTGCGTGTGCGCCTGATTCAGCGTGGTATTCGTCATTGTGTCCGTCCTTTTTAGTGCCACCTGTGAATGTGACTCCTACTTACATCCGTTAGGCCCTGTCAACGTGAATGGCCTAATTAGGCCTACGGGGCGTAAGAACTACAAGCTCGTTTGACGGCCCTCCGCCTGTCAGCCTGTTAAAGGTAACTACAACCTTATCCCAGTGCCTCTCCCGGTCCGCCTGTCGTATATTACCGAATGCCCCGGCAATGTAGTCTGCCATTGCCCGCGCCGCAACGTCGCGCAGTGTGCCGGTATTGCGCTTTGCTTCCAGCTTGTCACAGTCAGCGCACAATTGGTACCTCACTCATCCCGCGCAGTGAACCACCATTCAGCCGTAATCAGACTTGCCTCGTTTGCATGCATGTGGTGCCCCGCATGGCCGTCGTCTCTGGTACAAAGCACCGTCCCGCCTTGACCAATGTGGTAGGATTCTGGACAGCCCGTGGGGTCGCTTGGGGCCCGCCCGCGGCCCCGTAGTGCCTCGTGGTCCGCCGGGCGGTTATCCGGCTTACGTGCTACCGCGTCCACCGTAACCATATAGCCTCCGAAAACCGCGTGCGCTTCGCTGAGGGTTTTCAGTGCTGGAGCTAACCAAAAGGATGCGTTGTCCGAATTCGAGCGAATCATGAAGGAGCCGCCAGAATGGCATGCAGGCATCCCCAGCCCTCCGCCTCTTGGCGTGTCATGAAAAAGTGAATGCCGTTTGTGCACTCCAAGCGCGGGTCATCATTGTATGAATCCGCCTTGGTCACCACGCCCGTCGTGTAGGTCGTATCCTCGTCGTAGGCCGACAGCAGGCCCCGGACACCGGGCGTCAGGGTGATGACGTATTCCGCCCGACACTTGCGGCCGACGTAGCTGCCAGTGCGCTTTGCGCCAGCGGGGATTTTGAGAGTGAGCACCACCCCGTCGACCTTCTTATAGGCGATAAAGCTGTCTTCCTCCGGCGGAGTCGCTAGCATCAGCAGCCCGGAGGCCCCGCGCAGGTCCAGCCCGCGCAGGTCCGCCCCGCGCAGGTCCGCCCCGCGCAGGTCCGCCCCGCGCAGGTCTGCCCCGCGCAGGTCCGCCCCGCGCAGGTCCAGTCCGCGCAGGTCCAGTCCGCGCAGGTTCATCCCGCGCAGGTCCAGCCCGCGCAGGTCCAGTCCGCGCAGGTCCAGTTCGCGCAGGTTCACCCCGCGCAGGTCCGCCTCGCGCAGGTCCGCCCCGCGCAGGTCTGCCCCGCGCAGGTTACCGCCACAGGCTATGACATCCAAAATCTCCTTCCGAGTCATGTCTTACCCCTTTCAGTAAATACGCCGCGTCAGTGAATCCATGACGGGGCGGATGTAGGTCCACGCCGCGTCAAGGAGTATCACAAGAACCACGATGAATGCAAGGGTTGCAACGAGTCTGCTAGCGGTCATAACCTAGGCTCCCTTTATGGCTAGCGGTCACCACGCCCGTCGTTTTGTACCAGAGGCGACATCGCAGGCGTCCAAGAACCGGTCGCGCTGGAATCGGGGGTTCTCGTTGGCGAGGGCATCGGCGAATGCACGGACACAGGCGCGCCATTCGCCCACGAGCCCGGTGTTTGGGTGCGGCTTCTGCGACTTCAGGACTTGGGCAATCAGGATGTAATCGCGACGGGTCATGGTGTTAATTCCTTTCTAATCCTAATATAACACGCCTTCGATTAAATGCAAGCCCTTAAAGGGGCTACTCTTTGACAAACGCCAGAATCAGAAGACAGACACTAATACAAGCAGAGCACGAATGCAAGGGCTCTTGCCGCGAAAACCCACCATAACCCAAGCGGGACGACGACGAAGGCCCCCGGTTAGGGGTGGGTCAAAGTATGTCATGGAAGTGTCACGGGAGGCTAAGATAGCAGTGGAGGCGCTAAGATGGTCACACACCGGGGGAACTGCCATCTTAGCACAACCCCCTATAACCATTAGGGTTTTGCTAAGGTGGTAGCTACCATCTTAGTATATACCCGGAAAGGGGGATGGAACCGCCTAAGGTGGTAGCTACCATCTTAGCAAATAGTCCAAGGATATCATACTGGTACGCTAAGGTGGTAGTAGAAGAAGAAGACCCCCTGCGAGGCTGGAGGGGTGCGGATGGCTCTTGACTTGCATTTGCAGATGTGATACCCCTAGAACCTAGTCGAACATGACGGGAAATGGTATACGTGATGCATGTAATTAGGTAGAGGAATGAAGTTGGCAAACATGTATGCACATGATATGCCAAGGGTTTTTACTAATACGGGGTGGGTAAGATAGATGGATAGTAATGCAAGCAAGCCTTGGGCCACGGCCCCCTGTTTCCCGCGCTGCGGCGCTGCCCCTAGAGCTAAACGGGATTATGTTAGCATGCCGCTTGCATATATTAATGGCTGCTGCATTTGCAAGGGGGAGTAAATGATTTACACCCGATATACCCCCCTTGCTTTTACGCAACATGGCATGGCGTTTGCTGATTGGATATTAGCACGACGCATGCATGCACCCCGCACGCTGGGCAGGCGCGGCGCGCTGGCAGTGGGGAGCGCGGGTCGCCGTACGCTAGGCCCCCCGGGGGGTGAACGTTGCCAGCGGGTCCCATCGTGATGAGGAGGTAGGTGGGCCCCACACAGGCGCGGAACCATAGAATACGGAATCTCCTATTACACACCACGATTTTAGAAATACTAAAAATGTTTATGCTGAAGGACGGTACTAAATGGCGGCCATTCCAGAACACCTTCGCGTCATGCTTATACGTTGTGCCGAGGATGACAAGCTTGTATTGACCGCCTCTTGTGGCTGTTCGGTCAGCACCGTAATGCATAATGGGGAAAAGCTCCCGTTCGTGGACGTGTGCAAGGACCACGTGGAGGATGTGCACATGGCATCCACGGTGGTCGAGACTATTCACATTCAGCCCCACGCGAACCCACGGTATAAGAACTAATCATGCCGGGACCGGGATTTAAAAAGGGAAAGCCCAAGACCGGCGGTCGCACAACGGGCACGCAGAACAGGGTCACAGTCGATACCAAGAAGCTCATGATGGCCATCGTTGAATATGGTCTCTCCAATGGCAAGCGCTGGCTGGAACGCACCGCGCAAAAGAACCCCGCCCGGGCGCTGGAGGCGCTGGCAAAGTTGGCGGAATACACGATGCCCAAGTTGGCCAAGACCGACATTGACCTGCATGGCGGCGTGCAGGTGTTGGAGAGGCGGTTCTACGGGGAGGCCCCGGAGGTGGAAGTGTTAAATTCCACGAAAACCCCTGCACTGCCAGAGGCTGTTGATGCAGAAGTGGTACCGGCCTTTAGGAGTGAAGACCTTATTTAGCCAAGGAGAAACTAATGTCAATGCCTAGCAAGTATGTGTTGCTTCACACGGAGACCGGCGCGGCGAATACGGCCTTCACTACTCCGGCCATTGACGTGTCGGACTTCGAATCCATCGGCTATCGCGTGCAACTGACCGGCGGAGTGGCACCCGCGGCGCTGATCGCCAATATAAACGGTTATGACACGGACGGGGTCAGTCTCGTCAATTCCAAATTCGCTACCGTCGCGACAGGCGCCGGGTTCTACTCGGGGTCGTGGGGCACGGGGTGTGGAGGGCTCGGAGACGGTGACGGGCCCACGATGGCCGCGCCGCTCCCGGCGCAGATAACGATTACCACCCCCGCGTTCGGCGTTGGCATCACGGCGACGATGAGCGTCTACGGCCGACGAACTCATAGGGGTCCTGACATTTCGAGTACCGCGGATTAATCATGGCCTTCCTGTTCGATGATACCGACGATATTGAAGACGCCGTTGCCGGGGACACGGACGCTATGATGGTTGACTCCGAAGGACGACACGAAATGCTCCGCCATGTGGATTCCAGTGCGAATGACCCTACAATGCGGGCGCATGGGTCCTTTGGCGGGGCGCTTTCAAGGAGACACGATGACGGACATGTATAGCGAGTCTTTGACGTGGGTGAAAGTGGCCGCCGCCGTCTTCGCTACCGGTGTCATTGCGTCCCTTCTGGTACTTGGTATTCGGGACCTTGTGCTTATTTTCTCTGGTGGACTGCGCGGCGCCAGCGCGTCGCGCGTCATCGCCGACCTTGCCCGGTCTGAACCCATCTGGGCCTTTCTCCCCGCCCTGATTGGTGGGTTCACTCTCGGTGTCCTGACAGGCCATTTTGTCTGGCCGCAGTGGCGATAAATGGCGTATAGTGTATTCGCAAAGCCCGGGGAGCCAGACCCCTTCACCCCATTCAGGTACCAACTGGACTTCCTGAACTACATGGACACGCACACGAAGGAGCGGCCAGCCCGCGCCATGTGCGTCTGGCCCCGCCGCCATGGCAAAGGGCTTACCGCCCTCTTCGGCATGTTGGCAAAGGCCCACGACCGGGTGGGGATGTATTGGCACGGGCTGCCGTCCTATGAACAGGCCCGCAAATCCTGCTGGACGGCGTTCCGTACTGATACGGGCAAGCGGCTGATGGACAACGTATTTCCCCGGGAGGTGCGTCGTCGGCCTACGGAGTTCTCTCCGGGCGCAGAAATGCTGGTTGAACTTAATAACGGGTCCCTCATCCAGTTTATTGGTTCGGATATGATTGACACCATCGTCGGCGCGGGCCCGGTCGGTCTGAACGCAGACGAGTTTGCGCTATGGCGCCCCTCCGCAATTGACCTGATTCGCCCGATGCTTCGTGAGTCGCGCGGCTGGGCCGCCTACCTCACGACGCCCCGAGGCCGAAACCACGCCTACCGGCTGTACGAGCGGCTGAAGATTCAGGCGGAGAATGGCAAGGCGTTCGTCTCCCACCGTACAATTTACAATGCGGGGCGCTACAGCAAGGTCGAGGCCGACCAGATTCTAGAAGAGGAGCGCTCCGAGGGGATGCTGGAGGAGCTGCTGGAACAGGAGTACCTGTGTAGCTGGTCCGCAGCGCTCATTGGTAGCTACTGGGGCGACTTGATTAATACGCTTGACATGGCCGGGGCCATTGACGAGTTTACGTTGGAGGAGGTCGATACGTATGCGGTATTCGACCTAGGATATAATGACTCCACGGCTATTTGGCTGTTTCAACTTCGCCCGGGCGGAATCGATTTCATTGCGCACTATTCAAACCACTCGAAGGGCATGGACCATTACTTTACCGTTCTAGACGATTTTGCCCGGACGCTAGGACTGCGGTATGTCAAGATATTCCTGCCACATGATGCAAAGCAGCATCACATGACAGACAATACTGTCATGGAGCAGACCATTAGCCGGTATTCCGTTGCACAGGTCGAAATTGTGCCGAAGCTCGACCCGATTGATGGTATTCAGGGTGCGCGGTGGCTTCTCCAGCAGGATATTCGGTTTCACGCGCGCTGTGAAAAGTACGACGGCATGGAGGCCCTGCGGCAGTACCACAGGGCGTATGATGAGGATAAGCGCGTCTTCTCAAACACGCCTGCGCATGACTGGGCTTCACATTCGGCCGACGCATTTCGGTATGCAGCGACCGTTATAAAGATTACGCAGAAATTCAAGACCCTCATGGCACAACGTGTTACAGCGCCGAAGGCACCAAAGATTATTACCGCCACTGACGGGGCGACCCTCGGAACCGTCAAGGAACTTTTCGCCGAAATGGCAAAGCAAAGCCGGAAGCGGAGGACTTCATGTGGTATCTAGTTTTAGCAGAGGGTATTGCGTTGGCGGTCCTGTACGGGTTGTGGCGCGCGGTTGTCGGTAAGCTGGTTATGGCCCGGGCCGCACTGACACTGTTGACCAGCAAAATTGAACAGGACCGGACTGCGCACGAGGATTATGTAGTTCGGTACGAGAAGGAAACCGCTGCGCTCCGCAAGGAGCTTTCCGCGACCTATGAGGCACTAGATGACAAGGCTACTCCTGACAGCGTGCGTGCTGACCTTAACCGCCTGCTCGCACGCTAAAACAAAGCCAGAGCCGGTACGGGTGGGTTGCGTCAATGAGCCGCCCCCGGTGACGGAAGCGTTGCCGTTCCTGCCCTGTCCGGACGGGCTGACCGTCTGTCTTGACTTGGACGGGGCGAAAGTGCTACAACGTAACGTGCGCGACATGAAGAATTGGATTGACAGCGTGTGGATTCGCTGTGGTCCCACACAGGGGTAATCATGGCCAAGACCGAAAATGGCGAATCGTCACCTAAGCAATTTCAGCAAGACTCTGCCGGTTGGGCAAAGCGCTGGGGGGTCGAGTTTGAGGCGGCCCGGAAGTTTCTAAAGGACTGGCACGAACAGGCCAAGGATAGTTTGGCCGCGTACGAGGATGACCGGAAGGACCATGATACCGAACAGCGTATTAACCTGTTTTGGGCTAACGTCACCATGCAACAGGCGTTGATGTATAACCGCGCGCCGACCGTTGTCGTTGACCGGGAATATGCAGACCACAAGGACGAACCTGCGCGCGTGGCCGGGCCAATTTTGCTCCAGCGCATTCTAAATGGGGACGTCAAGAGGCCGAACGACGGATTTTGTCGAGCGCTTGGGAATTCGCTCCGGGACTTCCGCATCGTGGGGTACGGTTTTGCGCGGGTGCGTTATGAGGCCAAGTTTGGGGAAAAGGAGTTTGACCTAGGGAATGGTATCAAACAGCGTTCAAAGGTCAAGGTGGGCGAAAATGTTTACACGGACTACATTTACTGGGAAGACCAACTTTTTAGCCCGTGTCGAACGTTCGACTGGCTTTCATGGTGGGCGTTCCGCACTCCGATGACCAAGGACCAGATAGCAAAGCGTTGGGGCGACAAGGTGGCGGACAAGATTCCGTACGACGCCACTACGACCGATGCAGGCACCAAGGCGACGGAGGACCCCGGCGGCGCGAGCCCGTGGCAGCGCGCATGGGTGTGGGAGATTTGGGACAAGACCGAGAAGGCTGTTTACTGGTACGTCGAGGGCCACCCCGACACGCTAGAGCGCAAGGATGACCCATATACCTTGGAAGGGTTCTTTCCATTTCCCGAGCCGATGATGGCAAATGTTTCAACCTCCAAGTTTGTCCCAAAGCCAGATTATTATATGGCCCGGGACCTGTATACCGAGGTCAACCGCCTCCAGACACGCATCAGCCTGTTGGAAAAGGCGCTACGGGTGGCCGGTATTTATGACCAAGAAGCCGGTCATCTTCTGGAGAATTTGGTTAATGGTGAAGCGGAAAACAAACTTATTCCTGTCACTGGTTGGGGAAAGTTCCAAGAGAAGGGCGGAATAGATTCAGTTATTCAGTTTCTGCCATTGCGCGACATTGCGGAGACGCTTGTTAATCTTCGTGGACAGGAGCACGAGACCCAACAGTTGCTATATGAGGTAACTGGGCAGTCTGACCTTGTCCGCGGGGCCGCTATGAAGGGTGGGGAGTCCGCTACTGCCTCCGCGGCAAAGGTCCGGTATGGTAGCGTCCGAATTCAGGATATTTCTGACCGTTTTGCGCAGTTTGCCACCGGGCTTCAACAGCTTCGTGCGGAACTCATCACAAAACTGTACGACGAGGAGACAATTCTAAAGCGGGCAAACGCGCAATATCTTGAAGAGGACCCGGGAGTTATTTCTCAGGCAGTGCGGCTTCTGCGGGAGGAGTTTCCAGCCTACAGAATCCTGATTCGGTCTGAGACAATGGCGGCGCAGGACTTTGCCGCGCTGAAGCAAGACCGCGTAGAGCTTCTACAGGCGGCATCTGGCGTCATGATGGCTACGGCCCCCCTTGTACAGACGGCGGGACCGTTGGCCAGCGTCATCGGATTAAATCTCCTCAAGTGGACTATGGCTGGCATGCGTGGCACGTCAGAAATTGAGGGCGTCTTTGACAAGATGATTGACCAAGCCCAGCAGCTTATCGCACAGCAGATGCAAAATCCGCAAGCAGCCAAACCAGACCCGAAGGCGCAAGCTGCACAGGTCAAGGCCGCGAGCGACCAGCAGAAGGCGCAAGCGGATATGGCGAAATTGAATTTACAGCATACTTTGAAGTTGCAGGAAATGGATGCAGAGGCCATGCTTACTGAGCGTCAACAGAATATCCAGCGCGTTCAAAACGTGCAAGAAACTCGCGAAGTCGAGGCGGTAAAAACGCAGGCAGCCCTTGGTCGTCCGAAGGGGGTTAAGTAAATGAGACGCCGGTATAGGTACGATGAAGTTATGCGCGCGGTCATTGAGGTCGGCCTTGTACGAGACACCCCAAAGCCGAGGGTGCATATTCAGACTGGCGCACATTACGAAGGCCTGAGGGCCACGGACGGTACGCCAGTTAATACCTCCAAGCGACACCGGCAGTATATGAAGGACCACAACGTCGCGCTGTACGAGGATTATGAGAAGACGTTTACCGACCGGCAAGAGGCTAAAGAGCGCGAGGCTATGGGGCTTGGCGGGCGGGATATAGGACTGGCAGAGGACTTAAACAGTGCGTATGAAAAGGTCCGGGCGGGATACAAGCCGCCATCCAGACCTGAAGTGGATGAGGATAAGGCGGCGGTTGTGCGAAGTTATATTGTCGGAAAGGATATATAATATGAAGGAAACTCTCATTGGTCTACTGTCGTCTCGCCGAGTGCTGGCCGTGATTGGTGGCTTCCTCGCTTCATTGCTTATCCCGGTGTTCAACAAGAAACTGGGCCTTGGCCTTGACCCGGTTGAGGTGACGACGGTTGTCACCAGTCTGGTTGTCTTTGTGGTGACGTATATTGTATCGCGTACGGCTGGAAAGTTTGCGGCCCCTGTTGCCCCGCCGCCGCCTACATCTGGAATTCCGACGGATGCGCGGGCGCCGCTCACGTCGTTGGACGTGCCGCTTGTTCCGTTGACAGCATCCGGAATCCCGGTAGAAGTGCTGGCGGCGCTCAAGGCAATTGTCGACACCAAGAAGTAAGGAGGAAAGATGCGCCCGACTTTGCCAACTATTGCGCTTTTGGTAACTGTAGCCGGATGCGTTGGTTTGCGGGTTGGGCCTCCCGCAAATCCTTGTCACGAGGTTTACGGGGCCTGTGTGCTTTATGCCGTTGACGCACCCCCGCAGGTGCGTCAACGGATTGGGCCAGCATTTAAGGCATCCGCCACCCACTGGAACACGGCGCCTACGGCTATTGCGGGTTGGACGGTTGTGGTCCACGGATATGGCCCACAACTTTGGTTCGGCGGAGTGTTGTGGGGCCTAACGAACCCCGGTACCAAGCGGGTAGACATTTGGGTGCAATACCCGACGTGCCCAGAAGTCGTGACGATGCACGAATGGGGTCACGCCGCATCTTTGGCCGCGGGTGGAGACGGCCTGCCACATCATGTAGACTCCGCACTGGATGACCCACGTTTTGATGAGGCGGCCATCTTGGCCACGCTACGAGGGACGGAAGGTTGCCCATGAATCAGTATTTTGAAAAAGTCGTAATGAGTTTGCTGTCCGCGGCCGTGCTTGGGCTTAGCGGTTGGGTCTATACGACCGGCTCCCGCGTTACTGCCATTGAGGTTCAGCAGACCGCTACGCAGCAAAATGTGCAAGAAAGTTTGCAGGTAATTCGGGACGACGTGCGCGATTTGCGTAATGCCCTATTGGGCCCAAAGGGAGCGAAGTAAATGAAAGAGCTATATAATGCGGCCCTGCCACATTTTGGGCGTCTTGTCCTGCTGGCGCTAATGGTCTGGCGGGAGGTGCGGAACGAGGACCCTGCCGTTAAACTTGCCGTAGCCTATGTTGCCGTCACGCGAGCGGAACGCCCCGGCAAGGACTGGTGGGGTGATAGTATTCTAGCGGTTTTGGCCGCACCTAAGCAGTTTTCTTCCATGACCCATCCATCCGACCCTCAGTTAACGTGGTTCCCAAGAGAAGATGCAAAATGGGATACGTGTCTACAGGCGGCATGTGCCGCGCTATTCAAGCTGGAGCCCAACCCGATGCCGGGGGCTACGTACTATTTTAGCCCGCCGGTTACGTCTCCGCCAAAGGATTGGGGTGTGCGGGAATATGTCGGCAAGTTGGGGGTCATTTCGTTTTTCAAGTAAGGGCTATATACCTAGGAGCGAACCATGGGCATCGAAACCAAAGTGAAGTCAGATATCGAGGAACTACACAACGCTGTGGAAGAGGCATATAACGAGGTTACGGCGGAGACTGGGAGCGTGCCGGAGCTTCAGCCGAACGAACCGCCGGACGAAGGGGCACCAGAGGTACTTGCGGACGAGCCCCAACTGGGTGAGCGGGCCCGGAATCCTAAGACCGGCAAGTTCCTCCCCCGAGAGGAGGAGATTGCGCCCCTAGCCCCGGCCAAGGTGGTCAAGCCAGCAGTGGTGCCGCCCGGAACAGCGCCCACAAAGCCTCAGCGTGCGCCACAGCCGCTTACGCCGCCGCCCCCTAGCGCCGACCCGCTGGCACGGCCCCCGCAGTCGTGGCGCCCACAGGCGCGCACGGCCTATGCCGCCCTCGACAAGCTTGGTCCGGAGGGGCGCGTGCTGCGCGAGGAATTGCACCGGCGGGAGCGGGAAGTGACCATTACGCTCCAGTCTACCAAGGAGGCACGGTCGTTTCATGAGGAGTTCCAGCGGGTTATCCAACCGTTCGCCCCTGTCATTGCGGCGAACGGGCACACCCCCCTTCAGTCCGTGCAGGGGCTGATGCAGACTGCTGCGGCCCTCCAGATGGGGCCCCCGGGCCAGAAGGCCCTCATAGCGGCCACTATCATTAAGAACTATAGTATTGACGTGGACATGCTGGCACAGGCCTTGGAGACTGGCGGGGTGCCGCAGGTCCCACAAGGGGCGCAGGGGTACGACCCTCGGGTTGACCAACTAATTGCCCAGCAACAGCAACAGGCATATTATGACCAGCAGCGGCAGGCACAGGAGGCCCAGCGGGTACAGGAGACGCTTACCAAGCACTACGAACAATTCGGAGAAACGCATGAATTCTTCGAGGAAATTCGTCCAGTTATGGCTACTATCGTGTCCGTAAAGATGGAACAAGAGGGGGTTGACATTTCCGATGAAGAGGCGTATAAGATGGCTCTAGCTCTCCGCCCGGACCTCACGGAGTATATCAGGCAGCGGGAGGCGTTAGCGCAAGCGACGAAGCCGGATGGCTCCACGGCGCGAGCGCGGGCTGCATCGGTTAGTCTCACTCCCGGCACTACAATTACCACGCCGAAGTCGGCTGACCCGAACGACCTTCATGCGGTCTTGGCCGAATCGTTGGACGAAGTGATGGGCAAGTAGGTGTGAGGAACCTCGTTTAGGTCCACTTCACTAGGCATTGCGAACGGCTTATCCGTCCACGCACAGGCAGATAACCACCAACCGCAATTCTCTATGTAAAGGAACACACCTATGGCATTTGCAAACCCTTCATGGTCCGACGTGCTGGCGACCAGTATTCAGAAGCGGTCGCCCACCTATGCGGATAACGTGTCCAAGAGCAATGCGCTGCATCGGCGTCTGTTTACTAAGGGGAACGTTCGCACCGTGGACGGTGGCGAGTCGATTCTCGAAACCCTCATGTTTGCTGAGAACGCAAACGCACAGTTCTTCTCCGGGTACGACCTCCTGAACGTGTCCGCACAGGACGTTATTTCTGCGGCGCAGTATAACTGGTCCGAGGCGGCTGTAGCTATCGTGGTCAACGGACTTGAACTTCGCCAGAATTCTGGCAAGGAGCGTACGCTCAACCTGCTGGAGGGCAGAATGAGGGTTGGTGAAATCAGCCTGAAGAACCTGATTTCGCAGGCGCTTTACTCTGACGGTACGGCGTTTGGCGGTAAGCAGCTTACCGGCCTCAACGCGGCGGTTCCGACCGCTCCGACCGTTGGCACCTACGGCGGCATCAACCGGGCGACGTTCCCCTTCTGGCAGCCGCAGCTTGTGGCTCCCGGCGCGGGCGTTATCACGGCGTCCAACATCAACGTTCACATGAACGACATTTGGACGAAGTGTACCCGTGGCCCAGAGCACCCGGACCTCATCGTTGCCGACAACGGCATGTGGAAGCTGTATCTGGCCTTCCTCCAGAATCTCATTAGGTTCGTGGATGTCAAGACCGGCGACCTTGGCTTCCCCACGGTGAAGTTCCAGAGCGCGGACGTGGTGCTGGATGGTGGGCAGGGCGGATTCTGCCCCACTAACACCATGTTCTTCCTGAATACGGACTACATTTTCATGCGTCCGCACAAGGACCTGAACTACGCCCCGCTCAACCCGGGCCGCAGGTACGCGACCAATCAGGACGCGGAGGTGCAGCTTATTGGCCTTCAGTCCCAGATGACCGTTTCTAACTCGGCGCTTCAGGGCCGTCTGCACAACAACTAACTCCGAGGGTACGAAATGGCATATCACGTTACGGGAGCACTCGGCTATCAGGACATTGCCGACACCTCCACCACGCAGAAGCACCCCCTTGGGACCCGGGTCTATGGCACGGACCCGACCTATGGGACTGCGGAATTCATCTACCTGAAGGGCGTTGCGGCTACTGCAATCGGCGACCTCGTTACCTACGACGTTAAGGACGGCATTACCGTTCGAAGCGTTTCGGCGTCCAAGGGGCCCGTGGCAATCGCAATGTCGGCCAACGTCGCCTCCCAGTACGGCTGGTACTGTGTCAAGGCTGGGTCCTGCCCGGTGTCCTGCGCGGCTGCGGCGGCGGCGGATGTGGCGCTGTACGTCACTACAGCGGCAGGCGCCGTGGATGACAATGTGATTGTTGGTCAGGGCATCGTTGGCCTTCAGCTTAATACGGCTGCGGCTGGCGCGGGCGTTCTGGCAGATGCCCGGCTCAATTACCCAGACATTGGCGCGCTGTAATAGCACTCAAGGGGCCCAGAGCACCGGGCCCCTTTTCCTTTAGGAGCAGAATGTTATGGCTAGTTTCGACTATGCACTTGGCACCATGACGCCAGACGAGGCGCGTACCGCAGATGACCATCTTCTTGTGGAGTTTTACAAAAAGGCGGTCAGGGATGAGCTATTGACGGATGGTGGGCTTATTTCCGTCCGGCACCCTCGGCTTCAAGAGCTTCAGGAGCGAAAGACATCGATGAAGGCATATATCAAGGCGTTTCCCACGGAGGACGACCATTTTGTTGTAGAGCCAGCCGGGCGCCTTATCTGCCGAGAGGTGGAGTTTGTCAGAATTATCACTCCGGGTGACCGCAACAGTATTATCGAGCGTCCAATTGAGCCCGACGACAAGAAGCGCTTTGCCCGCCGGTACGATGACTGGAAGTCTGGGCAGACCACGGCCGGGATGATTGGTACACCGATTGCGGAGGTGCCATTCATTGACTCTGCCATGCGGGAGGAGTTGGCCTACTTCAACATTCACACGGCTGAGGCCCTTACGGACCTGTCGGACCAAGTGGCCCAGAAGTTCATGGGCATCCATCAGCTTCAGGCCCGCGTGAAGCACTGGCTTGACGGCGCCTCTAGTGCCGCTTTTACAGAGAAGATTGCGGCCGAAAAGCATGCAACTGACGTGGAACTTTCCGCGACGCGGGATGCGCTTAGAAAGTTGCAGGCCCAGATGGCGGAGCTTCAGGATAACCTTAAGCCGTCGACCAATGTCAAGCCTTCTAAGTAAGGAGATATAGTATGGCAAATCCGTGGCTTATTCCGGGTGTACGTCCGCCTCCCGGCATGCCGCCTCCCGGCATGCAGGGGACCGGCATGCCGCCTCCCGGCATGCAGACCGGCATGCAGACCGGCATGCAGGGGGCCTACATACCGTCTCCCGGCATGCCGCCTCCCGGCATGCAGGGGACCTACAGGCCGCCTCCCGGCATGCAGACCGGCATGCAGACCGGCATGCAGACCGGCATGCA